TTTAAGAACGTAGAGAATGCTTAAACCGTCGCGCCGCGCCCTAAATGCGAAATGTCTGCGCCGAAGCCACATTTGTAACATTAAACGTGCTTGTATATTGATTACCAGCATAACTTACAGAACCTACTATCGTCATTCCCGCCGTTTGATTGGATGTAATCGGACCATTGATTATATTGTAGAATGTCAGTGAGCTTACTGGATCTACCAATGTTGTTAATCCTAAATTCTGAATTTGTACCGTGACGGCAGGATCTGGATTACCCGCCGACGTCGGACCTACAAATGAATTTTCGGTGAATCCTACAAAACTAGAAATTGCAAACACGGGAGAATAGGAATAGGTGATCTGTGCGGTGCCGCTTGTGAATGTATTAGACAATTTCGGAACGCCAGAATTAAATACTCTATACAGAGTACCGCCTTGCGCAACTATATTTGTGCCGGTAAAGGTATAGGAATTGCTTATATTGCGTATTGTAAATGTGATTTGAGAGTTAAAGGATTGTAATGTATTAAGTGGAGCAAAATATCCAGGTATGTTAATATAGAAATCCGCGAAGCCGCTCGCTGCCGAATTCTCTTGGAATTGTCCAGCGATATTGGAGGCACCTACAGTGAGAATTGTGGACGCGTAGCCTGTCGCGCCAGTAGTATTGAGCAAACCATTTGTTAGATTTTGCACAGAATACTGCGGATCATTACTAAAGCTGGTAAAATTCGAAGAATTTGTTGTATAAATAATCGGCACGATTGGAGCCAACGGATAACGACCTCTGTCGGTTACTGCTACAAGTTCTTGACCTCCTGCAAATACGGGACTTTGCGCTGAAACAAATACATTATCAAATGTTGGAAGCACAGTGAAAAACGAATTTGTTGTAACATCGTTGATACTACCCACAACGTAAGCATTCACCGATGTTGGTATTACAGGAACGGCCTGGTTGGTTAAATAGGGTGCTTGGATTGTTATACTCGATTGATTGAACGGAGCAAAATATTGCGAAACTACATTTCCTCCCACAATGACATCGATTTCAATTTCTGGGTTAAATAGTGGAGTACCCAATCTTCCGTACGGAAAGTAACTATAGTTCGACCACGATACATTGATGGATGTACCTCGCCAGAAATAATTTGGCGAAGGCGTGCCGTTTATACTGACATTTTGAACAATTGGTACAATTTGTGCATTGCGCACCGATATGCGAGGAAACACATTCAGTAAATTTGTATAAATCATACGATTGATAATTGTGTATTCATATTGTATGCTGTAATCGGCGTTGCTAAGGTAAGGATATATGTTGCCAAACACTGTCGTCGGTAAGCCCCAGCGATATACATTGAAATGCAACAAACTGCTGTTATTTGTATATGATTGACCAACTGTACTGATATTTAATGTAATTACACCGCGCCGATAATCCATAAACGAAAGAACATTGGATGTGTAATTGAGTTGATAGTCGCTCATTCCGTTGCTAAGATTGAAAATATTGACGTTAAAATTGCGATAAGAACCCATATCCATAACACCGCTAAATGTAGAACCTGTCAGATTAATCGATTGTACCGTGTAAAGTGAGGACAATCCGATCGATGATGTCGCAGTCAATAACGAGGAGGCATATAGATTGAAGGCCGCAAGTGTTGAAATCTGAATGGATGTTAATGTGCTAGCTGCAGCAACACTCGTTGCTGAATATATAGCCGCATTCGTAGATGCCACTGAAGATGTAAGTTGAGCGGGATACGTTGCAAGAGTCGAGGTAAATTGCACATTTTGTGTAGAAAGCTGCTGTTGTGATTGGGTAGAAAACGTGGAAAGCAATGTTCCTGTCTGTATAATTGCATTACTATAGAAATTGTCGAGCGCGTTATATAAAGTTGCAGATGATATGTAAAGTGTATTTGTGGATGTGTATATAGTATTAAATAAAGAACTTTGCGTAGATATTTGAGACATTCCGGTTGTTGAGAATGTGTTCAGCGCCGTGCCTGCCGAAGTTGAAAAGGACGAAAGTGCGGCCGCTGTCGGTAAAGCAACATATCCAACGATACTTGAATTTGCAAAAGACTGCGTTGAACTAATTAACGTTTGTGCTAGGGACGAAGTCGTCGAAATAAACTGTGTAGCAATACCTTGTGATGTAGAATTGAGCGTAGAAAACAAATACACATTACCAGTGCTGTATAATGTCGAGACTAAAGTACTCATATAAGAAAAAGTACTCGGTAATAAGGTGCTTAATGTCGATGCATAGAGCGTACTCACATAATAATTAAAATATTGTTGTGATATGGACATATTTTGAAGCGTTGTAGAATAATACAATGTGCTTTGGAACGCTGCTGTAGTCTCAATAGTGCTACCAATAAGGGTTGATGTATAAAATTGTAGTTCGTAGAATGTATCATATATTCCAGCTAGAATTGAACTGGTCGTTATAATACTAAATTGATATTGTAGATCAGAAATATTTTTTTGTAGGCCCGTATTTGTGGATGCTTGATTGTTAAAATTCGTCACATAGATTGAAGAAATTGAGGAGAAGGCTTGCGTGAGTAGAATAGACGAAGCCCATAAGGAACTTACACTGGTACTGATATTTGACATATTGCTATTAATCGTCAGATTCTGATAATAATCATTCGTGCTTACAAAACTCGAGATCCAATAATAACTTGTGGTCGATAAAAGACTACTCAAATTTAGCAAATTCGAAATGTTGGACGTATTGGTAACATTTGTACTTTCCAGATATTTAATGGAAGAATTGTAAATCGAGCTTAGCTGCTGTGTAATAGCATTACCGGCACTCAAAAAATTAGTGACATTACCCTGCGATGTGCTTAGCAATTGCCGTGTAATGATCGAACTAAATGTACTTAGATTGACGGCGGTCGCAAGAACACTCGAAATGCTCGAAATTTGTTGATTTACATATTGCGTTGTGCTAGCGGCGAGTAATGTATCCGCCAATGTATAGTTGATCGTGAGAGCGTTATATGTACTGATATTTTGCAGCGCTAGTGCGGTGCTTAATGAAGATACGCTTGTATTTACGGAACTTTGGACTGCTCCAATTTCCGAATAAAATGTAGAAAAACTACTATATCCATATAATGTGCTATATACCATATTGATTGTGCTAGTATAGATATTATCAACGCGCATTGCTAAACTATTGCTCAAAGCAAAATAACCGTTCGATAGTGAAACGATTGAATTGGACAAGGTTTGATCTACGCGTATGAGCGACGTCACACTTGAGTATAACGCAGAATTCAGTGTAGAAATATTCGAATTCTCTAACTCAATAGTGCTTATAATACTACTTAAATTTGAATTTGTATTCGCATTCACTATTGATATAGTTGTGCTTAGACTGATTGTAGCCAGTGATAAACTTGTGCTGAGTGTCGATAAATTTTGCGGACTTACCGTATTGCTCCAGTAGGTTTGTCCTTGACCGTTGGCGTAAAGGCCGTAGGTTGAAGAAATAGCATTGTTGGCTGTAGTTCGGAATGAAATATTCCGAAGTAGCACATTGTCTAATGATTGCGTTGTAGTAAACGCCATTCTATGGTCTGGTGTGAAATTACATATTGTCTAGACCCGCGGGTATAAAGATGTGAAAAACAAAGATAGAAAGAGTAGAAGTATGTCCAGTTCAGGAGGACTTTTACAATTGGTGGCCACTGGCCGTCAAGATATATATCTTTCCGGAAATCCACAGATGACATTTTTTAAGCAGGTATATGTGCGCTATACAAATTTTAGTATGGAGACTCAGCGTATTCCATTTGATACGGCAGTTGATTTCAATAAATTGATTAGCGTGACTATTCCGCGAAACGGCGATCTGCTTAGTCAGTTATATCTCGAAATACAATTACCAAAGATTACACCGGCCGGGCCTGTGCCTGTTGCACCCGAGGGTGTCGTGACTGAGGCGCCGACGGATTATTCCACACTTCAGAATTCAGTAAGTTGGGTCAATGGTGTAGGATTTGCCATGATTGATTATATTAGTATTTGGATCGGTCAGCAGGAGATAGACCGCCATTATGGTGAATTCATGTATCTCTGGACACAATTAACTACACCGGGATCAAAACGTGCCGGTGTCAATTTTATGACGGGTATCCAAGAAGTCTATAATGATACTACCCAAAAAGGACCTCTCCATCTTTTTGTTCCGCTGTATTTCTGGTTTTGTAAGAATCCTGGACTCGCGCTTCCGTTGATTGCCTTGCAGGCCACGCCGATTAAGATCTATATCAAACTGAACAATGGATACGATATGGTTTTCTCATCGGCGTTGGAGCAATCGGTTTTATCCGGTGCAAGCGCGTGTCCTTCTCCTATTGCCGCACCACCGGTCATTACGGATATGACCCTGTGGGGCGATTTTATATATTTGGATTCAGAGGAACGTAGGCGTTTTGTAAGTTCCAAACATGAGTATTTAATTGAGCAGGTGCAACAACAGAAGCGATATTCAATTCCGGCGATGTCTCGTACGGCGAATGTACCTTTAACGTTCAATCATCCGATGAAGGAAATGATTTGGGTTGTCAATCAGGATCGTATGTTGAACGCACATGAGTGGTTTAATTACGGATCTCGAATGTTGAACGAGTACGGCATTCCGAATCTAGACTTGATTGCGACCGCGCTAATACAAATTGACGGTTACGATAGATTTGAAGAACAGAGTGCGCAATATTTCCGATTGATGCAGCCCTACCAAAGACATACTGCAATTCCCAACGAATTTATATACGTATATTCATTCAGTCTAGCCCCGGAGGCGGCGCAGCCGCAGGGATCCTGCAATGGCAGCAGGTTGAACTCGATTGTGCTGCAGACGCAGATGAATCCTCAAGTCGCATCTCTTAATACTGGTATAACTGTATATGCTACGAATTACAATATTTTACGTATTGTGGCAGGCATCGGTGGCGTTTTATTTACGGTCTAAACGCTTCTTATAAATTCGGTGCTTCACGGTAGAGATGGCTGATGTGCAGTCGCAAAAACCGCAGGAAGAGAAGACGCCTGGGCCGCAGCAGGAGCAGTCGCAGTCACAAGATCATGGTCCGCCACATATCAGTAATGTAAATATGTGGGGAGGACATCCCGATCGTAATTACTACGTATTTATGGTTTTATCCATAGTATTAGGTTTCTTTGGTGTCGATCACTTTTATTTACGTAGTTTTGAAACAGGATTTAAGAAATTCTTTGTAAATATTTTAGGATTAGGAATATGGTATATTTGGGATATCATCCAAATTGCGAGCGACGGTCCAAAAATTCGCAAAGAAGGATTATCATCGCCCTTTGATTGGATACGGGGTATAGGTTACGGAGCATTTATGGAACCAAATCTTTTTAAACCGCAAACAGGTGGGTTTAGTGCGCAAAAGTCCTATTTATTGTATGCGTTCTTAGCAATTTTCTTAGGATGCTTTGGATTTGATAAGTTTTATATGGGCTACATATGGCAGGGTTTGGCAAAACTATTATCATGTTTTAATATATTTTTGTTTTTGTTCGGATGGATTTGGGTGTTCTGGGACGCATTCCATGCATTCTTTTTAACGAAAACAGTATTGGAAGAAGGAATTACACCACCCATGCCGTATAACTTTATCTTCGATCC